TAAACTATCATCTTTTAGATGAGATATTACACAACCATATAGTTTAATGTTCTCATACTTTGTGCCTTCCAACATTTTTAATAACAACTTACCATAAAGTGGTAATTGAACATAGTAGTGACCAAGTGCGGTATCGTCATATTTCTCAAATGGTTTTAACATTTTCTTTGTATAGTTTGTGGAGGCAAAGTTCTTTTTTTTGTTTGTTTTCCAATCGGTAATGACAATTCCATATTCACTTTTGTCACGATTCATCATCAACCAAACTTTGTCGGGCTGACCCGTGTACCCTAATTCAGGGTGACCCAAGACCATCTCAGTATCGAGTAGTATCGCCCCCCTTTCTTCCATCAAGTCAAGATATTTTTTGCCAGCAACAATCATATTGTCCCCCTTCATAATCTGACTCAAGTCACATTTGAATTCAGGTTGTCTTACTTGTTTGTAGTTTCCGTTACGTTTGATAACATCACTCTCCAATACAAAGTGAACACGACTTCCCATATTGGTTGAGTATGTTCCTGCCGCAGCCCATTCTTCAATAAGTTCTTGTTGACGTTGTGGGTCACCACCCGCAACTTTTAAAGCGATTTCTTCGGTCGCAAACTCTGTATAGAATTTCTTTAATACCTTAGATACTGACGGGTAGTCTGTCCTACCATTCATGGTATAGATGTGGTTTTCTTCCTCAAACGATAAACCGAGCTCGGTTTGTTTTTGAGAAATAATCTCCCTTATCTCTTTCGCAATATCATTTAATTTCATAGTAGTATTCATCAATTTGTCCTCTTATATCACAGATGTCTTTATCAATCGGCAATTTTATTATTTTTATTTTGTTATATAACACTCCGCCATTTAATTCGTGGTATAGTTTTAATCCGTCTTTCCAAGCGTCGCCATCAGGACATATAATCACGTTACCCTTGGCGTTCAAGTATAGAGTTTCAAACAATAACTTGCTCATCTTCTTACCCAACATCACAATAGAGTTATCCAAAAAGAATCCGTCAAATGCCCCCTCCACCAAATATACATCTTTATTCCAATCAATCATACCTTCGTTGAATATTATTTCATCTTTCGCCGCGGTTGGATTCTTATATTTTATCCTACCTTTTACCCACGACCTTGCAACAAAATAATTCAACGTACCCTCTTTATTAAATGAAGGAACGATGATTCTGTAGGCAAAATCACCAGTAGCGGTATAACCTATCTTATATTTTTTGATTATCTCATCTGTAATACCTCTTGATTGTAGGTATCGGTAAGCCTCAATATGTGGAATAAATCTTGGGTTGGAGTCCTCAAAGGTCGTATATCCCTCAGGCAATTTTAATTTTGGTTTCTTGGCATCTTGTTGTTTTAACTCCTCAGGTTTGATTAGGTTATAAACTTTCTTTTGGGCTTTGGTGGCATGTTTATCAAATAATTTACCTAATGGTCCTTGAGTTCCGTATGTCTCACCACATGACCAACATTTATATACGTGTTTAGAATAGTTAATCTCAAGGTTTCCTTTACCATCACCATTGTCCAATCCTTTTTCAGCTGCACAGACAGGGCAGTCAAATGATATTTGACCCTTAGATTCATAGTGTTGTTTTTCGTTACCTAAAACATCCCTAAGTAATTCTACTAAAACCTCTACCTCTTCTGTCATGTCTCAAATATAGTAAAAATTTACGACAAATCTATTCTTCAGGATCATTTCCTATAATATACTTCCTCCACCATTTTTTAAGTGGGGTTTCCTCAGATAACTCATATTCAACCATAAAAATAATCATAAAGATTATTGCCAAAATGATTAAATGAGTAATAAATAATTTTATTAAAATTTTTTTAAAAAGAACCATATTAAACATAATTATCTTATGTCCAATTAATTTTTTTTATTTCCTCAACATATCTTAATTTAATTCCAAAATAAGCCGCTTGGTCTTTAACCTCATTAAAAATTGCACTTTTAATTAGTTTAGTAACTTTGATTTTAGAAACTCCAGATTTATTATATATGTCAGATTTAAACCAACTATGCTCTTCGAATGAATTATATCTAGCACGTATTTCCCCATTGAACTCAATATCAACTTCGTTAATAAAATCGTATTTTCTAAAACCAACAATATAGAATGACCCTCTTAACCTATCGTTAAAAGGTGTAATTTCTTTTTTAGAAAACTTTTTGAGTAATTTCTTAATTACCTTTGAATCATCATCACGAATACATTTACCATTTACTCCCATTTAGCAAAGATAGGCAAAAATTTGGAATTACCAAATTTCTTTCATTTTCATTAAACCGAGTGCGGCACAATAAGCATCAGTAGAATCAAAATTTTCTTTTTTGAGGGTATTGTTTTTGGTGTATTGCCACAAGATTTGTGGTTCGCGTTTTGCTACTAATTCCCATATCACGACTTTCTTGTCTATGTCTTTTGGAAGACCACCAAATAAAACGAATTTTCCTTTATCGTTTTGTTGTACAAGGTGGGGGAAGGCAAATTTTCTTGAATTATAAGTTGAGATGAATTCAGGTACGATTCCAAGAACATCGTAGACTTCTTTACATACCAAGGTATTGAACCTCATTAAGGTTCCAACGGTATATACGTTATTAGAATTTAAAAGTGGTTCCTCAATCACAACATTTGTGATTCCCATTCCAACATAATCTTCAAGTTTTTTTCTAAAGATGTGTCCTTTAAGAATAAGTTCTTCAATTTTATTTTCAACCTTTGGTTTAGGTACAGGAGAAATGTGTGTTAATTCTAAAAGTTCTTTTGTTTGGATGTCAAATAATGCAACACCAATTGTACGAGTTGACACATCTAACCCTAATACCTTGGGGGATTGATTAAGTTTATTTTTATTCATTTTTGTTCTAATATCTTTTTTATTTTTCATATTCCCATCTAAACCCTCCTGAGGTTTTATGATTACGAACATTTCTACAAACTTCGGAAATATGTCTAATTTGTAAAGAGTTTTGTGCTAATGCGATTGATTCCCAAACTTTAATTAAATTACCATTCAAATCTAATTGTCTAACTTTTATTTTAACTGTTGATGCGTTAGATAATCTTTTTTTGAATTTTTCAGTATATGTTTTTCCTTTATTTGGTGATTTTCTACCTTTACACGATTTGGATAAATTTTTTTTATGTGTTTCAGTTCTTTCAAGACCATTATTAAGCCAAGGAATTGGTTTACCTTTCTTAGTTTCAGACATTTTTAACTTTGATTCTGAAGTATGTTTCCTTCCTTTTGTTGATGGTGGTTCATCACCACCAATAGTCCCGTTGGTTAATTCACATCCAATATACTTGAAATACGAAATATAAAATTTTTCCCAATAACCCCAATCAGATTTATCTACAACATCAATAACCTCAATTTGTGGTAAAAAATTATTATCAATTAATTTTCTTATCCACCTATCTTTATAACTATCATGTAAAACCCTTTCACTAATATGCCTCCTCAATCTACGATTAATATCTGTTGTTTTTCCAACATATCGGAGTTGTTTTGATTGTGGGTCAATTAAAATATAAATAAAAACTTTTGTCATAATTATAAATATCATAATTACGACAAAAGTAGTTAGTACTGAAGTGTAACCCTAAAAATCAAGTTTTACCACATACTGTTGAATACCTTGCCTTAACTCAGGTGATTGTAGCTTAGATATAACTATAAGGTCTTTATTTGCATCGTAAAGACCAATTTCAGTAACATATGAAGTTGTTCCTGAAGTCCATGTAGGATTTGATGTATTAGTAAACTGATTTCTTCCAAGATTTATAAGATATCTCATCTCATAAATGGTTGCAGTTATATCACTTTCTAAGTTCCCATAAAAATAATATTCGTCACCAAAATTCAATATATCAGTTTGTCCGTTTGTTGGTATATCAATGTAATCCGACAAATCATAAAGACTAGCATTATTATACAAGTCACTTGTAATTTGGAACGTATTACCTGTAATACCACTTACGGTTAAATAACCATTGATTGTTGAACCACTAATTTCATTAGTAACATCAATCTCTTTCCAATTTGTTGGACTTGGTTGAGCATCTCCTATTACAATTTGACAAATTAATTTTAAAGAATTTGCAGAAAACCCTGTGAGTGTTCCATCACCAAAACTTCCGTCAGATAAGAAAGGGAATTCACTTCCAAATCTAACCGCTACGTTTTGCGAATCAGTTGTACAACCTGTTGTAGGTCCTGTAATCATTGAATAATAATTACAATGTAATGAATTCGTAAATCCTGTAGAATCTAA